GTTAAAAACACTATAAATTAAATAAACTCTAAAAACACAGCAAGCTAATAGCTAAGATTCAAATATCTTATGATAAAAAACACTTCATATAAAGTACAGGCAGACGTAGACTCTGAGGATGTAAGACTGCAATACAAAATAGAGGAGGGTGCTTATGTAACTACTTCTACTGGAGTGTGGACTGTTTGGAATGGGGAATGGAGAAAGATATATCCTCAATCAGGAGCAGGATCAGGATTAGGATGGGCTAGATACGATGACTCTATTTATACATCTTCAAACAAGCTGACTTTAGTAGATGGTATTACAGTAAGCCTACCTAATAATGCAGCAAGTGTTTACAGAAGCTACACAGGAGTTGATTATTATAACGGAACTAGAATCCTAGCAGATAACGAGAATGATACTTATGTAATGACTGTTGTTTTTAAGTACTCTGCTCCTAATGCTAATCAAACTCATATAGATTTACAGTTTGAAGGTGGCAATGGAACTCCTTATGATAGAATAAGAGGAGAGGCTACATTCCCAAAAGGCAACGATGTAGAACACGACTACCATCAGGTCTTTCAATATTATGCAGATGCAGACTTTGTTACTAATGGCTCTTATTGGCAAATAACAGCTACTGGTGGCTCTGCTACTGTATGGGATATTATTTACTTCATTCAAAAAACTCAAAGCTATGCGTAAATGGTGGAAAACTCCTAGTAGAACAAGTCCTAAGAACAGTACAAGAGGATGCCTATGTAAAGACACTAACACCTATTCAAGAAAGTGCTGTGATGGATCTCTATGGGCGCAAGGTATAGGTAAAATCTATGGAACTGATTGAAAATGCAAAATACAAATCAATAAACGTTATATATATATGAAAAACCCAACAGAAATGCTAAAGGAAATCAAAAACATTCTAGGCATTGAGTTATCGGAAGATGCGAAAGAGCAGGAAGCTACTGTAGAGACTGTAGAAGCTAACTTGGAAGCAGAGGAAGCCACAAAAGTGGAATTGGCTCAAGCAAAACTAGAAAACGGAACTGTATTGGAAGCTGAGGCTTTTGAAGCAGGAAATGAAATCTTCATTGTAACAGAAGATGATAAAGTAGCTGTACCAGTAGGGGATTATACTATGGAAGATGGTAAAATTCTAGTGGTGGCAGAAGAGGGCATAATCGGAGAAATCAAAGAAGCAGAAGCAGAAGAAGAAGTTGAAGCTGCTGAAGAGGAGATGAGTTATGCAACTAAAGAAGAGTTAGCTGAGGTTAAATCAATGATTGAAGAAATCAAAGCTATGATCAAAGAAAAAGAGGAAATGGCTGCTGTAGAAGCAGAAGTAAAAGCTGAAGAGGAAGAGCAACTTAAAGAAGAGCTTTCTAAGCCAGCTGCTGCTCCTTTAAAGCACAATCCTGAAAAAGAAACAGAAACTAACAAAGTCTTGTTTAGCCAAAAAAGAGCTACAAGCACTCGAGATAGAGTATTACAAAAAATTGCAAACCTAAAATAATAAACATATAAAATGGCAACTACAACTAGTATTACAACAACATACGCTGGCGAATTTGCAGGGAAGTACATTTCAGCAGCGTTATTATCTTCTCCAACTCTAGAGCAGGGGAATATCGAAATCAAACCTAATGTAAAATACAAAGAGGTTATCAAAAAAGTAGCAACTGATTCAAACGTAATCAAAGATGCTTCTTGTGATTTTACTGATACAGCTACAATCACTCTTACTGAGAGAATCCTTCAGCCAGAAGAGTTTCAAGTTAACCTAGAGCTTTGTAAGCAAGACTTTGTTTCTGACTGGGAAGCAGTACAAATGGGTTATTCTGCATTTGACAATCTACCTCCTAAATTTAGCGACTTCTTAATCGGTCACGTTGCAGGATTAGTAGCAGAGAAAAACGAGCAAAACATCTGGTCTGGTGTTACTGCTAACGCTGGAGAGTTTGATGGATTCACTACTCTTATGGCAGCTGATGCTGATGTAAACGATGCAGCTAATGGCTCAGAAACTTCTTTTACTAGCTCTAACATTGTTACTTTGCTAGAAAACGTAGTAGACGCTTTACCTAGCGCTGTATATGGAAAAGAAGATTTAAACATCTATGTACCTACTGCTGCTTGGCAAGCTTATATCCGCCACTTAGGAGGATTCGCTGCTAATGGAGTTGGTGGTGCTGGTACAGATAGCAGAGGCGCACAATGGTACAATATGGGCAACGCTCTTTCTTTTGATGGAATTAAATTAGTTTTAGCTCCAGGTATGCCTTCAGATCACATTGTAGCAGGTCAAAAATCTAACCTTTACTTTGGTACAGGATTACTCTCTGATCATCAAGAAGTAAAAATCTTAGATATGGCAGACCTTGATGGATCTCAAAATGTTAGAGTTGTGATGAGATTTACAGGTGGAGTACAGTATGGAATCGGTTCAGACCTAGCTTTACTAACTCTAGCTTAATAAAAATAATTGTCTAATATAAAGGGTGGGTTAGGAAGATTCCTGCCTACCCTTTTTTAATACTAAAAAAATAATATGGCTTGTGCTTTAACATCAGGAAGATCGCTACCTTGTAAGTCGGCTGTAGGTGG